ACTCATTAACTATCTTGTCTATAGTCTCATAATCAAACAATACTATATTCATTTTATGTTGTGCTTCATAATCCTCTGGTTCTTCCATTTTGTTAAATCTACCGTGTTTCCATTTAGCCATTATATTGCTCCTTGTAATCTATCCACTAAAGGGTTAGATGTTCTTATGATAAACTCTCTATCAATACCTTCTTCTTTTATATCACTAAGTAATTCAGACTGTGTAGGACTAGTTGGTACTACTTTTTTAGTTATAATATTCTCATCTATCTCTTTAGAGAATAGTTGATATATACTAAACATCTGACAAGTAAATGTCCAGTCTCTTATGTCTGTATGTATAACTCTTTCATAAAACATACTATTTAAGTTCATGTTGTTAAGAGAAAACAAACTATTGAACTTAGAGTTAGATAATGAACCAGTACAAGTTTCATACCATTTATCTTGATAGTTTGCATCTACACTTATGTTTCCACTTGTCATACCACATAAGTTTTTAGAGTAATACTCATAACCTTCTGTGTATGATACTACTGCTCCATAGTAAGGATATGCTACACTGTAAGAAGCCATTTGAACAGGTATTAAAGCAAACTCTGGTCTTGCATTACCTTCTGTTTTGAATTTAAACAAGGCATCCATAAAGTATTTATCTCTTGATGATGATATACTAGAACTACCATTTTCATCAAGTGCTATTAGTCCTTTTGCTTTATATCCATCAGTCTTTATTATATTTACCATGTTGGCTATATCTTCTATATAACTATTGTTTTCTGATGTGTTATGACTATCTTTTTTATATGTATAAATCATTATAGTCATAACATCTGGAAGAACTATCTCTCCTATTGATATTAGGTATGATGTTATTGGATGCATAATGTTATATCTACAGTCTCCATCAACAACTATAACCCCATATATAGATGTGTCTTTATTCTTGAATAGATCCAGCAATATACCCTTTAACTCATTCATAGTAGACTTCATCTTTATTATATTTTTTGTATCTATCATGTTTTCTAATGTAGCAAAATAATCTCCATTCATATTTCTTTCATCATCTTCATCTAAATCATAATCTGTAAATATGTTTAACTTATCTATACTTGATAATGGTATGCCTATCTCTCCTTCGTTATTAGTCCAAGGTTGCTTCTCATCACTTTCAACAGCAGTACTTACTATGCCATTGATTAAGTCATTCATATCTTCTGCTATAGCATTTGCTAATATGTTTGTTGTTGTGTTCATATTCCTGTCTCCTCTTGAGAGTTATATCTCCATAGTCTAGTATCTTTCTTCAATTCTGATGGTTCAAAGTTAGCAAATATCTCTATCATCTTTTCTGCTGACTTAACCAAGTTTAAGAAGAAGTAATCTAGGTCTATCTTTCCATAGGTTTCTCTGGTTAAATCACTATCAACTATAGGTCTTGACCAGAAGTCTACTTCATTACCTGAGTGTCCTGTAAAGATAAAAGCTTGGTCTTCTAATAACTTTCTAGTATTAAAGTCTGGAGCACCAAAGAAAAATTTTCTACTAGGTGCAGAGAAGCTATCTGATTTATTAACCTTTGTTTCTGATGTTATTTCTATTTCATTTAAGTAGTAATCTTTAGTATATATTTTCTTTGCTATATTTGCATCATCTTCAATAAGATTAAACTTATGTGCAGTATAATTTAGTGTTGCTTTTATACTTGTCATATCTTTATATATTCTAAAAGCATTAGTTAGAGATATGTTATCGTTCTCATATATTGTTAGTTTTTTTATCCATTTAATCTCTCCTACTTCTAAACCAAGAAGATACATAAAGTGAATAACATTAATGGAGAAACCTCCATAGCCTACTGATATAAGCTCTAAGTCATCTAGCTTCTTAATCTTCTTAATATTACTATTTACTCTTCTCATATCAATACTAGCCATACTGCATAAATCAATAAAACCTATTCTCTTACTTGAGTTTCTAATCGAATCTAAGTTAGGTGATATACAGTATCTACTATTCCTTCTACCACTAGCAAAGTCATGCGGTACAAATGTACTTTCTAGTCCATTATTCTTAACATTTGGTTGTGCATATCTATGCTCTATCTGTTCTTTTATATAGTCTTTAAATCTTACTTCCATGTCATCTCCTTTTGATAACTCTAGAGAGGACTCAAAGAGTCCTCGAAGAGTTATTTAACAACCACTCTTACTTTTACCTTCTACACTCTCACTAGATACTGTTTGTACCTGAGGGATACTATTACCCTCTGAAGTTGTAGTTGTTGTTCCTGAAGCTGCTTGAGCTAGTCTTTCAGCCATTGTCATATTATGCCTCCTCTACTTCTGTAGTAATAGCATCTAAATTGATACCACTAAGAAACTCATTTACCATCTCTTCAATGTTAAAAGAACCAACTAAGTTAGCCATAGCACTGTGTATCATTGCTTGTGAAGCCATAACAGCTTTATCGTTGGTTGGAGCAAAGGTAACAATAGCACCTGCTACAACATTGGCAATAATAGCCTTACCTACTTCAGTCTGTGCATAACCACGAGCCATCATAGGAATTTGTGGAGTAATAAGTTTAACTGCTCTATCATTTAAGATGTTACCAGCAGTAAGTCTTGCTGCTACTTTTGCAGCTTCTTTGTTTTCTTCAGTAAGAACTGAAAGTGTGTCTGTAATTTTCAACATTTGCTTTCCTTTTATAACCTAGCTAGGGTTGGTCGGACTTACTTGTCGTGCAATGCCGTGTATTATTTAATCTCTCTTGGAGATGACTTAGGATGTACACCATTCTTAATTCTATTTACAACACTATGTGATGTTGCATAAGTATTAACAACTAGTGATTCTTTAATGAATGGGTCTTTCTTGAATATAGCTTCTATCTCCATTACTTCTTCTAATGATAGATGTCTGTATCCTTTTCGTTGTTTCTTTGGTTTAGATAGTTTCTCTATAGCTTCTTCTTGTAGTCTAATAACCTCTTTGAGCTTAGCTATCTCTCTCATCTCTTCTGATATATATACCTCTAACTCTTCTACTTGTTCAAAGTCATAGTCATCACAAGCTCCTATATCATTTTCTTTACTTCCTAGTATAAAACCTTTTAGATAAAGTATCTTACTGTTATCATCTTTAACTGGTTTACCTTTTACTAATGTCTTTATTATCTCAGTCATGTTATTCCTTATATAAATTGTTTTATGAAGCCAAGAGAGGTAATTAGTCTCTCTTGTAATGCTTAACTCTGTTGTGTCTTTCGTACACTCTATAGATAGTATCTACAATACCTATAGCTACAGATAGCATAATAAGATGCTTCATAATGAGCTCACTTGAAGTTGGATTGTGTTGGACTTATTTCACTACTTACTGGTTAGACCTGTGTAGCTTATGCCAACTCTCTCTCTAGCTTCTGTATGTTTAGCTTATTTAATAGTCTTAATGCTTTACCTATTGTTAATGGTTTCTTATCCTTACCAATACAAGACACATAGGATGCTCTATTAAGGACAAACATCTGTCTCTCAGGTGTTATCTCATATCTAGTCATCTTTGTCTCCTGTGTGTTCGTGCAATACTATTACTTGGGGTGTTATCCTAGCAATATATACTGTCTTGTTCTCTTTGTTACTTTCTCTTACAAGAGAAAGTAAAATAAAAAAAGAGAGAGTTACCTCTCTCTTTTTAAACTAAGTTCATGTTGTCTAAACGACCTTGCACTTTAGAAGTCTTTACACCTACTTCCATCTCTTGATGTAACTTCTCTCCTTGCTTCACATTAGATAGAACTCCATTCTTAAAGACAATAGACCAAACATATCCGTCTTTAATAAACTTCTTTATTAAGAAGGTATTTTCACTATCAGGAGAGAACTCACTACCAAGTTGCTCAGTAGTTCCAAACAACTCTTCTAATTCAATAGCTAAGGTATCACTAGCTTCTTCAGATGAGTTCTTAGATACATTGTATATCAACTTACTAAATGTTGCTATAGCCATCTCAAACTTCTCAGAACCACTAAACTCATTACTTCTAAGATATATTGGTTCTCCATCTTCAGTGACTATTGCAAAACCATACTTCGATTGAGTTATTCCACCCATATCAACTACTTCTGCATAAGTCTTAGTTGCAAATACAGCACTGTCTATCATTGCAAAGAATTCATCTACCTCAACATCAGTCCAATCAAGTTTATTTCTCTGTGCATTTTCTTGCATCTTCTGATACTCAGCAATACTAATAACAGTACCATCACTCTTAACAACACGACCATCTTCTAACAAACTCATACCATAGTCTAATGACTCAATAATTTTAACACTCATAACAATTCCTTTGCCCTTAACGGGACTTTATTAATCTATATTCACACTGAAGAGACATCTTCTCTCACACTCGAGAGAAATGTATCTGACAACATTGCTACTTACTAGCACTTATATAACCATACTTACCAAATACGATAGTCTTATCATTATCACTTATACTCAAGAGCTGAAAGCTCAGTTTGGTGAAACCAAACAAAGAACTGGTGAAACCAGATAAATGATTCTATTATGCTATCAAGCATAATAGTTTTAGATTATCCTTGTAAAAGGATATGATAAAAGTACCTATCTAAATCTATGACAAACTATCTTAGGATAGTTTGTCATAGAGATAAGAAAAGAATTCCTTTCTACCTCCTAAGTCTTTAACTACAGACTGTGCTAATTTCTCTAATCGTAGTTTATCTGTGTTAGTTAGGGAGTTAGTTTTAGCTACTCTTAGAGAGATAGCACCTTGTATGAAACTAAAGTTCATAGGAGATAGTTCATACTTTCTTATGTTGATTGTTAAGAGTCTTTGTCTTTGGACTCTTGTTTCTGGTAGAGTAATCATCTTAGTTTCCTTCTAGTAGTAAATCAAATATATGAGTAGATATAGCAGTAGTAATACTACTTCCTTCTACAACTCTAGTGTTTAGTCTATGACAAGCTTCTTTCATAAGCTCTGGATAGCTAGTTACTTCAGGTCTATCAAAACCTTGTAAGTCCATAGACATTACAGTTCCTGTTAATAGTCCTGCTATATACATAGCACCTTCTGTATCATGATGTGTTGGTTCAGCTATAAGGTTATAGCATTCAGTAACTACATGTTTCTCAGTGTAGCTCAATTCATTAGCTCCTAGTGTAAACACTAGTGCTAAACTTAATAATATACCTTTCATAATATATCCTTTATGCTGTTTGATATGCACCATTGTACATATATGTATCTAAATAGTCTTCCATACTATGGTTAGACCTACTATCAACTTGGTATGCTCTTACTAGAACATACAACCAAGTTACTATTTGTCCTAATGCTAAAAGCATAAAGATATTAACTATACCTACAGTTACAACAGGTATAACAAAACCATACACAAATGATAAAACCATAAGTAAATAGTATTCAGTGTTCTTAGTAGTAGTTACACTATCTAAGTCTACAACTCTTAGCCAGTTAAAGAAGTTCTTTATAGTCTTTAAGACTTTTAATATGAAGTTCATTTCATATCCTTTATGTTAAAGTTATAATGATTAAGTTGTTTAGTTATATGAATGACTCATGCATAAGTCATTAGACTATATAGTCTTAGTGTTGTTGTCACATCAGGCTAGTACAATTAAGAGTCTAAGCTCTCATTGGACTAACAGTTCTTCTAGTTACAAATGCATATACTCTTACAAAGAAGTTATAAGTATTAACTCTTATTCTTTCAGGTACTTCTACAGGATAGAACCAAAGGTACATACTAAAGATAAGACTAGCAACCATTGCTATTGCCATACCACCTAGTGTTCCTGCATATAATGTACTAAGCATTACATTTACACCAACATCTACTAAACTGTCAGCATATCTACCTTCTCTTACTTTATGGAGTATAACTCCTGCATTAAACGCTGTTGCTGTTCCTACTAATAATAATGTCATTACCATCTTATGTCCTTTAAGTTTGAGTTACTTACTAACTCTTAGTATTAAGAGATAAACAACCAAAGTCATTTAATCTCTTTCACACTTGAAAGAGTTACATGACATAGCATAACAACTTACTAGACAATAACTAAGCTATGCTCTTAGAAGGACATAAAATGTGATATAACCAACAAACTATTCAAAGGAATAGTATGAGATACATAGACATAAAGTATGTCTATAATGTACTTAAATCTTACGAGTATTGTATCAGTGAGTAATTACAGTGAAAGTATGTGTGGTAGGGTAGTAATAACAAAAATACCTTAGTAAGTCACTAAGGATTAGCCTTATAAGGAGACATTTGGGAGACATTTCATGTTAGATAATGTTAATTATTTAAGAGATAAAAAGAAGTATCCCCCCCCCCTATAGTGAATGAGATTTCTATAGTGAGGTATATATGGTCTTTATACAAATTTTTGAAAAACTTACTAATAAGAAAAGTTTTGGTCTTCATACAAATATTACATAATCATCATAAAGAAAAGTTAGATTAACGAGTTTAGGTATAATGCTCAGATTAATTAAGGAGTTGTATATGAGATTAACTAAACAAGAGTTAAAGGACTTACCTAATAGTCCTGCTGGTCAAGAGAGTAAGAAGCATATAGTTAGTTATGTAGGTCATGTTATGACTGGTATGACTAAGACTGATGCATTGAAGTTATGTTTTCCTGAGAGATATGAGAGAGCTATGAGTAGAGCTAAGGATGCTGACCCTGATGGTAAAGGGAAGGGGAATGTTGTTAATGCTAATCTTAGTAAGGAAGTTAATCAGGTAGAGAGAAGTAGGTTATGTAAGGATTTATATAATGCTGAACATAAGGATTGGTGGATTAAGTTCTTGGTTAAGAAGCAGAAAGGTTTTGAGATATTATTTGATTTAGGACAGGATAAAGATGTTAGTCCTAGAGAAAGAATTAATGCTTTAAATACTATGCTGACTCACTTACCTGAGAAAGCTCCTGATGCTATTAAGGTAGAGCACAGTATAAGTGAAGATGACTTCAAGAGTAATTTACTTACTATGAAGAAGAAGTTATTTGATGCTGCTAATGAAGCTGCTATAGATGTTGAAGTAGTGGAAGTTGTAGATGGCAATAAATAAGAATGTAGATAGTGCTGAACCATTCCAGACTAGGTTCTGGTCTAACAACTTAGGTTTAGCAGCTATTAATGCTATAAAGAACAGAGAGAAGGCTGAAGCTATTATGCTGTTTGGTCAGACTTACTTTCCTGACTTCTTTCCATCTAAACATCCTATATTGCACACAGATATACTTGCTCTTATGGTTAGTGATAACAGTCTTAAAGCAGTTGCAGTACCTCGTGGTCATGCTAAGTCAACAGTTATATCTTTCTTACTGGCTATGTATAGGATATGTTTTCAAGAGAGGAAGTTTATAGTTATTATATCTGAGTCAGAAGAGAAAGCTAAAGACTTTGTTGTTCGTATTAGAGAGGAACTTGAGTTTAATAAGAAGCTAAGAAGAGACTTTGCTCCTACTGGTAAGTTCAAGACTACTGATTGGGCTAAAACAGACTTTGTTACATCTACTAACATAAGAGTAAGTGCTAAAGGTGCTGGACAGTCTCTTAGAGGTATGATTTTCCAAGATACTAGACCTGATATGGTTATACTTGATGATATTGAGACGGATGAAACAGCAGGTACTGAAGCTGTTATTGTATATATTCTGTCAAATGTACTACCTGCAATGAATAAGAGAGGAGTATTTGATGTTTGTTATGTAGGTACTATTATTAAGGATATGGCAGCGTTACATAAGGTGTTAATCAACAAGGAATGGGCTACAGCTAAGTGGGAAGCCATAGGAGATGATGATGAGATGATAGCTCCAATGTTATTACCTAAGACTGAGTACTTAAAGTCTAAGAGAATGTATGCTGAGATGGGTAAACTATCTGTTTTTTATGCAGAGATGCATAATAACCCTATGGTAGCTGATGGAGAGCAGACATTTAAGAAAGAGTACTTCCAGTATATGGAAGATTTACCTGAAGTTCCAACCAACCTAAAGTTTCATATATTCTATGACCCAGCAATGCCTCCTAGTGGTAGAACCAAGATAAAGAGAGTAGATTATTCAGTAGTATTAGTGTTGGCTACAGATGAGCATAAGAACTGGTATGTACTCCGTATAGTTGCTAACAGAGATACACCATCTAAAAACAGAAGACTTATATACAACATGGTTACAAAGTACAGTAGAGCTGATAATCCAGTATTAGTACAGATGGAGACTATAGCAGCACAAAGAGCAATGTATTTAGAGATGAAAGAGGAGATGAAGAAGCTGAACCTCAAGTTTCCATTCAGAGAGATACCATCACACATTGGTTCTAAAGAAGCAAGGATAGAACTATTGCAACCACTATATGAGTCAGGTAGAATATATCATAATAAAAAGAATTGTACAGATTTAGAACAAGAGCTTCTTATGTTTGGTAGAACACCTCATGATGATAATTCAGATACCCTTTCATTTGCTATAGGAAGGGTAAAATATCCAAGAGCTGCACCACAAATAGCAGAGAAAAAAGAGAGAGATTTCTATGAAGATTTCACACAATCTAATAACGACTTGTCTTCATGGAAGACAGTTTAACATTTTGAATTGCATATATTTATATGATACAATTCGATTAAAGCAATTATCTTAGGAGATAAAAACATGTCAGACTCTAAACTCAGTAAATTAACTAAAGATGAAAGACTTGAGCAACTAGACAAGTGGTTCACTGACTCTGTCTCTTGGGATCATGAATGGAGAGAGAAGTCTGAATTTGTTTATTCTATGTATCATGGAGAACAATGGACTGAAGATGAAGCCAACACACTAAGAGAAAGAGGTCAAGCTGTTACTACTTACAATCATATAGCTCCTGCTATTGATGCTATCGTAGGTGGAGAGAGACAGAATAGACCTGAAATATCTATGGTTGGTAGAACTCCTGATGATGAGAGAATAGCACAAGCTAAGACAGAACTATATAAATACATTACATATAACTCACAGACTGATGAAGAAGAAGATAAGATGTTCTTAGATGCTTTAGTTGTTGGTAGAGGATGGATGAGTGTTTACCCTAATACTATTGGTGATAAGTTTGATGACATACTTCATGCTTATGTTGATTATAGAGATATGTTTACTGACCCTTTTTCTAAGAGAGATGACCTTAAAGATGCTAGATATGTTTCACAAGCAGTATTTACAGATGAAGATATTATAAAGAAGTCTTTTCCTAAGTATGAAGGTTCTACTGGCAAAGTATCAGGGTTTGAAGGTTCTAGTGATGATAACATCTATTTTGGTGGTAGTTCTAATGTTGGAGATAGACCTAGAGTAAGACTTATTAATACTTGGTTCAGAGATGAGAACGGAGATGTAAGTGTATCTATCTGGGTTAAAGGTCAAGAGTTGTATCATAAGAAGAAACCATATCAGTCTATAGATTTACCTTTTACTATGGTTACTCTAAAAAGAGACCTCAACAACTTTCCTTATGGTTTAGTAGATGGTATGACATCTGCACAAGAAGAAGTTAATAAGAGACATTCTAAAGCTATGCACTACTTAAATGCTAAACAAGTACTAGCTGAAGAAGATGCTTTTACTGACTGGAAAGAAGCAGAGAAGACTCTAGCTAAACCTGATGGTATCACTAAGTTAAATGATGGTGCATTAGCAGAAGGTAGAATACAGATTGTAGATAATGTAGCTCTAGCATCAACACATATACAGATGATGGAGATAGCTAAGACTCAAGTACTTAATCTAGCAGGTATAAATCCATCTTACTTAGGACAGTCATCAGGTAACTCAGCAGCAGCACAAAGCCAAGAGATAGCAGGTGCATCTAACACTCTAGTTCCTACATTTAATAAGTTTAGAAGTGCTAGACAGAGAACAGCTTTTATTACTATGGCACTAGTACCTGATTTCTACACGGATGAGAGACTAGTTAGAATACTAAACCCTAATGGTTCTTATGCTTTCATGCCTATCAACACACCTCAACTTATGGATGATGGTACAATAGAGATGATGAATGACCTTTCAGTTAATGATGTTGATGTTATAATTGAAGATGCTCCTAGCTCACTAGATGATAGAGCACAGCAGTTTAACCAGCTATTGCAGATACAAGGTCAAACAGGAAGACCTATTCCTATGGAGATATTGTTAAGATACTCAGGACTCAAAGACAAGTACTCTTTAGCTGATGAACTTAAATCTCATTATGATATGGAAGCACAGCTACAACAAGCACAACAGGCTATGGAGCAGATGCAACAACAGATACAACAAATGGGTGGACAAGTAGACCAAATTACTTCACAGCTAATACAGTCTAATGTAGCAAGAGCTGTAGATAAAGAAGTTGGTAAAGCTAAGCAAGAAATCTCGAAAGAGAAAGACTCTATCCAAAAGAAGATAAATAGACAGTAGAAAGAAAACTACCCAAACTCTCGTAAACTAAACATAGGATACAGAACCTTATGCAAGAAGAACAAACAAGTGTAGTCGACACTCTAATGACTGACCTAGGTATAGGTGCTGAGGATACAAATAACTCAGAATATAATACAGAAGAATCCAATAAGGATTTTGTACAAGAGCCTGAAGAGAAACCTTCAGACAAAACTGATGATGTTCATACAGAAGAACCAAATCAGATGGATAGTCTTCAGAAGCAGATAGATGTTATGCAGAAGAGGATTGAAGATAAAGATGAGTACATCAACCTTCTTAAAGAGAAATCTAAAGAAAAAGAGTCATCTGAGAGTGATACGACTGAGACAGAGGAAGAAGACTTTTGGAGTAACCCAGAAGATACAATCAAGAAGATGCAAGACTCTATGAGAGTACAAGACCTTCGATTGAATGAAGCTGTGTTTGCTTCTACTGTTAAAGACTATTGGAAGACAGTTAATCAAGAAGCTTTACAAGAAGCTGTTGCAACTGATACTGAATTCAATAAATCATTTAATAGTAGTAAAGAGCCTTACAAGACTGCTTATGAGTATTTAATAAATAAGACTAAAGCTGATGAGACTTCTAAGAAAACACTTAGAGAGAGTATTAAAGCTGAGCTAATGGCAGAGATGGGTATAAAGAAGAGCAATACAGAAGTTCCTCCTAATATCAACAATACTGGTGGTAGTTCATCTACAACTCATTCTGATATACCTGAAGATGGTTTCATGTCAGTATTTGGTCAAAATTAAACAAGGATATATATTATGGCTACAACTCCAATTAGCACTTCACACAAGTTGACAGTAACTCAGTGGGAAGCAGGACTATACAAAACATACCAAGAGAAGACTTTCTTTTCTAAGTTCAAAGGTACATCTGAAAACTCAGTAGTACAAGTAAAAAGAGACCTAGTTAAAAAACCAGGTGATGCAATCGTATTTGGTTTATCAGGTATTCTTACAGGTGCAGGTGTTACAGGTAACAATGTACTAGGTACAGGTGATACTTCTAACGAAGAAGCAATGAACTTCTTTAACCAGAGAATCGTTATTGACCAAATCCGTAATGGTACTCGTATTGCAGGACTAATGGATGAGCAGAGAACAGCTTTCTCACTTCGTGAAGCAGCTAAGACTCAACTTACTGATTGGATGGCATACAATGAAGATGCTGCACTATTTACTGCTGTTACAGGTGCAGATATTGTTTCTGGTACTTTAATCACTGGTACAGGACTTACTGTTGATGCTATCATTGACATGAAGAAAGAAGCTATGTTCCCTACTGCTGATAATATCAGTGTAGGTAATACTACTCGTAAGATTAAGCCTATCAAACTTGCTATGGGTGAAGAAGTATTTGTACTTGGTGTAAACCCTGCTGATGCTGCTGCATTAAAGAAATCTGCTGACTTCAAGACTTATCAGTACACTGGTAACAATCGTGGTGGTTCTAACCCAATCTTCACTGGAGCACTTGGTAACATTGATGGTGTTATTATTCAAGAGCACTCAGGTTTCCCAGTTGGTAAGCCAGTTATCATGGGAGCACAAGCTTTATTCTTAGCTTACTCAAATGAAATCCTTTATGGAGAGAAACAATTTGACTATGACAATCAGTCTGGTTTCATGATTGGTTCTGTTCGTGGAGTACAACTTGCTAAGTTTACTGATGAAGCTGGTACTGAACAAGGTTCACACGGAGCAATCCAGTTCGACCTTACAGCTTAACAGCTAACACTACATACTCAGGGGTTCTCTCTGGGTATTATCAATAGGAATTAATATGAGAGTTGAAGAACTTTTTACTAACATAAGACATACTCTACAAGACCAGAGTAAAGCTTACTGGACAGATACAGAATTACTCGATTACTACAATGAGTGTAAGTCTGATATGGCTAGAGAGAGACAAGAAGAAGTCTCTATTGCAACTCTGATATTAGACCCTTTAAAGAGTGTCTATAACACAGATGGAATACTGAGATTTATAGAGATTAAAGATGACCTAGGTAACACAAGACCTATGTATGATTTAATGGAAAAGAATGATGATAAACTAGGTGTTGAGATTATTAGCTACAACAAGTTAGGAGTGAATGATACTTCTATTGGTTCAGAGCTATATATAATGGCTGTAGTACAACCAAAGTTTGATAACCTAGATAATTCAGTTAGAGCTGGAGATGAGACAGCATTGAAGAGTTATGTGCTATCTAAAGCCTATGAGAAAGACTCTGATATGCAGAACTTCCAGAAAGCTCAATACTTCTACACTAAATACAATGAGATATTCAAAGACCTTATGGGTGCTAAGAGTGTTGGATATAAAAGCAGAGATGATAAGACTACTACTGCTTACTATTACTAGGATTTACTATGGCTGGAATATATGACTTATATATTAAGAGAGGTTCAGACTTCTCACAAGAACTAGATGCTGATATTGACTTATCTACTTACAATGTATCTATAGTCTCTGATACTCAACACTTATCAGATACAGGTAACAACATTGACTTTCTTGTAGAGAGTACAGATTTAACTAATGGTATCTTTACTATAAAGATGGCTAGAGACTTAACAAACCACCTAAGAACTGGTGTTGGTTCATATAGAGTAGAAGTACTTGAAGTAAACTCAGATGTAAAGAGTAGACTTATGAAAGGTGCTGTATATATTGATGGAGATAAACAATCATGAGTGACATAACTATAAGTGACAGAAACAGCTTAGGAGATAATGAGATAATTGTTATTAATCCTAAAGCTAGTGCTGATGAAATTAATAGTGCTAAGGATGATACTCTACAGTATCGTAATGAAGCAATGGCAGCTAGAGATGAAGCCGTAATAGCTAAAGACCAAGCAGAACAAAGTGCTACTGATAGTGCTACATCTGCAACAGAAGCTAGTGGTTATAAAGATGAAGCCAAGACTAGTGCTGATAGTGCTTTACTCAGTGAACAAAATGCTAACCAAAGTAGGCTAGATGCTGAGACTGCTGAAGCTAATGCTGTAACAGCTATGAACCAAGCAAACACATATAAGAATGATGCACAGAGTTATGCAACACAAGCTAGTCAATCAGCTTCTAATGCAGCTATCTCTGAGACTGATTCTAAGACCTCTGAAGACAATGCAAAACAATCAGAGATAAATGCTAGTAATGCTGAAGCAAATGCTATAGCCAATCGTATAGCTACTGATAACAAGTATGCAGAGTTCAAGAGATATTATAGAGGTGAGTTTATTACTTCTAACTTACCTACTGATGCAACTGAAGGTGCTTTAGCTTGGGACTTAACAGAACAAGCAATGAAAGTATTTAATGCAGAAGGACTATGGATATATGTAGCTCCTGGTACAACTAACTTCTATACTAAACCAGAGATAGATGCTCTACTAGCATTGAAAGCTGATATAACTTATGTAGATACTGAAATAGCAAATAAAGTAGACCAGACTTATGTTGACACTGAATTAGCAAAGAAGTATGATAAGTCAGGTGGTACTGTTACAGGTAATGTATTAATAACAGGTAAGCTTGATGTTAATGGTTTAGTTAATGGTAGAAATATGTCTACTGATGGAACTAAGCTAGATGGTATTGAAGCAGGTGCTACAGGAGATATGACACAAGCAGAGATAAAGACTGCCTATGAGAACAACCCAGATACCAATGTATTTGATAATGCAGCACAGACTAAGTTATCAACTATAGAAGATGGTGCAACAGGAGATATGACTCCTGCTGAAATAAAGACTGCTTACGAGAATAATCCAGACACTAATGTATTTGATAACGCAGCAAAGACTAAGTTAGCAGGTATAGATACAGGAGCAACAGATGATATGACTCCTGCTGAAATATTAGCAGCTATAAAGACTGTTGATGGTACTACTAGTGGTTTAGATGCTGACTTACTAGATGGTGAAGATGCAAGTGACTTTGCAACAGCATATATATTAGCTAGAGATTCATAGGAGATATTATGGCAAATGAAACAATGACAGACATAGGTACTTTAGTTGGTAATGATATAAAGAACATTAGAGATGTTTTAGTTAATCCTGTATATCTAAGTGATGATGCTATATTCTCAGGATATGGAAATACTGAAAGAGTAGATAATACTGATAGATTTATGGAGACTGATACACCAAATGTTATAGTTGATACTGTAGGTGATGAAGTAAGATTTAGTGATGGTTTAGTAGATACACTTGGAGATGAGTTAGTTACTAATGGAGATTTTAGTAATGGTACTACTGGGTGGAATACTGGTAGAGGTGCTATACTATCAGTTAGAGATGAGAAGATATACATCAAGAACAGTAGCTTAGCATCTGGGTATACTACTCAAATGATACCAACACAAGCAGGTAAGACATACACTTGTTCTGTACAAATGTTGACCTCTAATGATGGCACACCTTTTGGTATAACAGTGAATTCAACAGACGCATATATCGGTGACCTATACAATATGTATAATGGTACTCTAAGAAAAGAATATGAAACATTAGAGTTTACATTTACAGCTATTAATACTACAAGTTATCTTGTACTTATTGTCTATGGAGGTTATACTAACTCGACAGAGCAAAGCTATGACAACATCTCAGTAAAAGAACTACCTCAAGCTGAACTACCATTAGCACCTTTTGCCCAAGGTAGTACAGATGAAATAATAGCTGGTAAAGAAGAGTTACCTAACAGTAATTTCAATAGTGATGTATCTGATTGGGAAGGACAATTTGCTACTCTTGTATGGGATAGTGGTAAGGCTAAGTTTACTACATCTACAGCTAGTGGGTATATTCAAACTGTAAACCAGATGGCAAACCTAGGTTCTGGTACTTATACTCTAACTATGGTTGTATCAAGTGTGAGTGGTGGAACCGTTACTTTTGATATAAATGGAACTAATTACTTAACGGCTACAACAGCAGGTACATATATAACTGAGATAACTGGTAACTTTAATAACTCAAAACCTAAAATTGAGAATAGTGTTAATGGTGCAGTAACTGTAATAGATAGTGTATCAATGGTGTTAGCTACGAGTAAGGTTACTGTTAATAATCATGCTAAGGCTGATATAGTTATTACAGAAGATGGAGATAATATCTATCAAGCTATTACGGATACAACAGCAGGTGACTTGGTAACTGATACAAGTAAGTTTCAAGTAATAGATGCTGTTACAAGATATGATGTTATAGCATACTCTAAGAGTGGATATAAGACTTATAAAGGTATTGGTTCTTATGATGAGTCTATGAGTACTGATGATATAGCTACTGCACAAGGATGGAGTAAACTAGACAATGGTTTATACTCTGATGGTGTAGATGAGATAACTTCTTTAAGAGTAGTTCAGAGATTAAATGCTGGTGCTTATCATCCTGCGTTTAATAATCATGGATGCTCATTATCTCATGACCCTAGCAGTACAGGCATACAGACATGGTATAGGTCTAACATCACATCAACATTTGAGGCATGTACAGAACGAGCCATTGCAGATAGCTCAGTAGTTGGCTATGTCCCTAACACAGGTATGATAGGGTTTGTAGACAACCCTTCATACACAAGAAGACCAGATGGAAAGTTCTATGACAAGATATACAATGAAGGTACTGGAGGAATAGTAGGAGTAGGTACATACACTACAGATGATATTAGCCTAGATATAGAGTCTACTAAGCTTATGAGTGGTAGTGGATTAGAGAGAGGTGTAGAGATAAATAAAATGCCACCTAGAAATTCAGATAATGGAATATTATATCCATACTCAACAACAAGTACAGTAATTTATGTAGACGGAAACAATAAAACTAGATTTAAAATTGGTGATGTAATACAAGCTTTTCATTATGATGGTGTAAGTACAATATTGAGTGGGATAGTTACTGCATCTGACCCAGATTCTATAACAGTTAATAATTACATACCTAGTTCTTTACCAATAGCTACTATAACATTTTCAGGTTTTGCCTACATAGTAGAATCTTCTAATTCACTACTTACACAAAATGGTAACTTGTCTATTGATGTAATAGGTGACCCTGCAAACTATTCACAAGATTGGAAAGATAGACTAGCAAGTGGTAAGTCACTACCATTTAATGCTTTATTAGTTGGTGAGAATGGAGAGGATTATTTAGATGGTAGACAAACATATAAGATAATAAGTAAAGGTGTCCAAGAGCTTGACTCACAGTTTATGGATATAAGTAGTTTTGTATGGGGAAGTGTTGCAAGACCTTTTGACACAATAACAAACACTTATGGTGCATTAAGTGATTCTCTTACTAGGATTTGGTTATGTAACACAACATCAAGGAATAAATCACTATACAAATCAACACTACTACCTATAGAGTATATATCTAATAAAGTTATAGGTAATAACTCTCACAGTATCTATAAAGGTGCTATAGTTACAAATGCTATAACTAATAAGATAAGTGTTGGTAATGGTAGTAATGGTTTAGAGAGTAGAACTTTAGAGAATGCTGAGCTAGATGAGAACAATGTTTTACAGACTATACCACAACACAACACTATAGCATTAGACATTGAAAATAGTCCAGCTAGTAAGTACTTCACATCACTAGCAGTAGATGATAATGGTGAGTATGTTATACAAGTAACTGGAAAAGAGCTTGCATACAATAGTGCAACAACATCATATGATGGTGATACTCCAGACTTTACACAGCTAACTAATGGTACAGAAATTG